AAGAATAAATGGCTTTATTATTCTGGAAAGTTGAGCGAAGAAGAGCTATCTGAGCACGGATGGGAGCCATTTCAATTGAATATTCTTCGAAATGATGTCGATAGATTTCTTGAAAGTGATCAGGATCTCATCGACTTGGCCCTAAAGGTTGCTCTTCAAAAAGAAAAAGTAAATTACGTGGAGAGTGTGGTCAAGATCATTTCGAATAAGATATGGTCAATAAGAGCTTCCATTGACTGGATAAAGTTTACACAAGGTCTGTGATGGTAACAGTTGATAAGGTAGATGAGGTATTTCTAAAGGTTGATTGTGATGAATCCATCGCAAAGGAGTTATCTTCATTCTTTACCTTTAAGGTTCCAAACCATCAATTCACCCCAGCTTTCAGAAAGAAGCGTTGGGATGGAAAGATAAGACTATTCAATCTTGCATCAAGAACCACATATGCTGGCCTTACAGACTACATCGTGAAGTTCTGTCAGGAAAGATTTTATCCAATCACCATTAATAATGACACACGAATAAAATTCACAAAGGATCAGATACTTGAATGGTTGAACAAACAGACTATTTATTCTGGAGGAAAGCAGATTATTCCTCACTCATACCAGATCGATGCAGTGGTGAATGCGATCATCAACAACAGAATACTGCTTCTTTCACCGACTGGCTCTGGAAAATCGCTTATAATCTATCTCTGTATAAGATTTTTACTGGATCATACGGATCGAAAAAGATTTCTGATCGTGGTCCCGACAACGGGATTAGTCACTCAGCTGGCTTCTGACTTTGTTGATTATTCAAACAGAGATAAGAATTTATTGAAACAAATTCATACTTTGTTTCAAGGACATGAAAAAACAACAAATAAGCAGATTGTAATTTCAACTTGGCAGAGTATCTTCAGGGAAGCAGAGGATTTCTTCACTGATTTCTATGGCGTGATCGGAGATGAGTGCCACTTATACAAAGCAAAATCACTTGTCTCAATCATGAGAAAACTCAAGAATGCTCCATTTCGCATTGGAACAACAGGAACACTCGATGGAACACAGGCGCACAAACTGATCATCGAGGGGCTATTCGGAAGATGTCATTCAGTAACAACCACGAAAACACTCATTGACGATAAGGTTCTGTCAAGCCTCAATATACAGGCCATTCTTCTTTCATATTCAGAACAAACATGCAGGAATCTAAAGAAAATTCCATATGCTCAGGAGATGGAATGGATTATAACGAATAAGCAAAGAAATAATTTCATTTCAAATCTTGCTTCTCATATTCCTGGAAATGTGCTTGTTCTGTTTAATTTTGTGGAGAGACACGGCATTCCCCTTCACGATGAGATCAAGGCCATGGGTAAGAAGGAAACCTTCATGATCTATGGAAAGACCGAGGTAGATGAGCGAGAGGAAATTCGCCATATCGTGGATAAACACACGAACAGCGTTCTGGTGGCTTCATATGGCACCTGTAGTACAGGAATCAACATAAAGAATATCAATGCAATCATATTCGCATCACCGTCAAAGTCTGTGGTGAGAATTCTGCAGTCAATTGGAAGAGGATTGAGAAAATCAGAGATTAAGGATAGCGTGGTTGTTTATGACATTGGTGATGATCTTAGACACAAATCTCACAGAAACCACACCCTAAAGCACATGGATGAGAGACTTGAAATATATACTAGAGAGAAGTTCACCTATGATGTCAAGAACATTCGCTTAAAGGAGCAATAATGAACTGCAAGATCCTGAAATTAAATAATGGAGAAGAGATCATAGCGAATGTCGAGGAAACCGAGAATACGATCATAATTGATCAACCCATGGTATTTTCCACATCAACTATGACCGATCAGATAGGCCGTCCAATAGATGTGACATTTCTCAAGGACTGGCTCAATCACAGCGATAATAAGAAGATCGAACTTGAAAAAAGCAAGATTGTGATGATGACTGATGCCAGTAAGAAAAGCGTTGAATTCTATGATCTCGAAAAAGCAAAGAATTCACTCACGGAAGAGACTGTGATCGAAGGGGATGGAAAGCCTCTTGAACAGCTTCTTGCGGAGATGGACAGGTTGATGGGTGAAATGACAGATGCAGAAATGAATGATCTTTCAGATCAAGAGAGAAACTATAACGAGTATTCTGAGATGGAGGAAGAAGAATACCGTAGAAAGAAAAAAAGACGCAAGAAGCGTCGAAATACCAATCCCAATAGCATGATTCCAGAGGAACTGCAGAATCGTCCCATGATTTACATGAATATGATTATTCCCCCAGAGGCCATAATGAATTTAATTTCCTCTGGAGTAATCGATCCAGATATGATTCAGGCTATGATTGATCAGGTGAAGAAGAAGAACAAGTTCACTGGAGACGAAAAGACTCGACAGGACTTTGGCAACAAGTTCTCAGATTGGAATCCAGATCCTTCTAGTGATGACTATAAGTAACTGAAGCTATACCATCTCTTATACCACACAGGAATTATAATGCACTGAAGAAAACTTGTCAAGAGGGTATTTGACATTTTTAAAAAAATACTTGTGTTCTACAAAAAATAGTGTATAATGTACATATGTCGCAAAGTAAAAAAGCAGATAAAAAAGAAAAACATTATGTAAATAACGATGAATTTCTTGCTGCCATGGTAAAATGGAAAAAGCAAGTAAATAAATCGAAGAAAAAGAGCGAGAAGATACCGCCTGTGACTGATTACATCGCAACTTGCTTCTTCAAGATTGCCGAACATCTCTCACATAGACCAAATTTCATCAACTACCCCTTCAAGGAGGATATGATTGGTGATGGTGTCGAGAATTGCCTTCAATACGCCCACAACTTTGATCCAGAGAAGTCTGAGAATCCGTTCTCGTATTTCACCCAGATCATCTACTATGCCTTCCTGAGACGAATAGAGAAGGAAAAAAAGCAGGCGTACATCAAGTACAAGTGCCTTGAGATGAATAATATAGACCAGAAATTCACGGATTGGTTGAGGGAAAACAAGGAAGCAGCAACCTTTGGAGAATTTCTACAGAAGAACTTCTTTCTCTCAGAGCAGGACATTGAGAGTATAGAGAATAAAATAGTCGTGAAGAAGAAGAGAAAGCGTACAAAATGAAGATTGCAATCATAAATGACACGCATTTCGGTCATAAGAATGATTCACCTTTTTTTCTTGAAGAGTCTCTGAAGTTTTTTGAAGATCAATTTTTTCCTTACCTTAAACAAAATAATATTCGTCATGTTCTTCATCTTGGAGATCTGATGGATCGCAGAAAGTATGTAAATTTCAACACACTGCATCAAGTGCAGGAAAGATTTATGTCGTATTTTGAACAAAACGACATCAAGCTTCACATAACAATAGGAAACCACGACACATATTTTCGAAACACGAACAAGGTGAATTCAATACGTGAGCTGTTTGGAAAGTATTCTTCAATAGAGATATATGAAGAACCAACAGATCTTTATTTTTCTGGGCTTAAAATAGCCTTAATACCATGGATGACAAAAGACAATGCGGATAATTGCCTGGATTACATTCAATCTACGTCTGCTTCTATTCTTGCTGGGCATTTCGAAATCAATGGATTCGAAGTAGTCAGTAATATTCGCCACTCTAGCGGAAATGACATAGGAGTCTTTCGAAGATTCGACAAGGTTCTTTCTGGTCATTTTCACCTGAAGCAATCACGTGAGAATATTCATTATCTCGGAACTCAATATCAACTCTCATTTGCAGATGTGAATGCCAAGAAAGGATTCACTGTTCTTGATACGGAAACCAGAGAACTGGAGCATGTCGAGAACAGCCGAAGAGTATTTCATGTTCTGAAATACGACGATGTAGCTGGCATCTCCAAAATAAATTGTGATGATATTCGCGGTGGAAATGTCAAACTTGTGGTTGTGAACAAAAACAAACCAAAGTTATTCGACTCATTCATCGACACACTGATGCAATGTGAATTGCAGGAACTCAGTGTAGTTGAGGAGTTTGAGAGAAGTTCAGATAGCGATGAAGCCATAGATATCACACAGGATACACTAAGCATCATTGCTTCCGAGATCGACTCGAATGAGAATATTCACAACAAGGAAAAAATCAAGAACGTAATTCGAGAACTATATGTGGAGAGTCTAAGTGTATGAGTGATAAAAAACACCCAGCGGAAGAACTTCTGTTTGAAAAGGAAGAAAAGCCAGTTTTTCGTTCAATGGTCGTACCAGACCAGGTTTTGACAAATGATTCAGTTTCGAAAGATAAGATTTAAGAATTTTGGTTCGTTTGGTAATGTCTTCACTGAGATTAATTTCGAGAAGGCACAGACGACATTGGTCTGCGGCAATAATGGAAGTGGAAAGTCATTTGCACTTCTTGACTCACTGACCTTTGCTCTTTTTGGAAAACCATTTCGTAAAATCAACATTCCACAGTTACAGAACTCCATCAATACAAAGGAATGTATTGTGGAGTTGTTCTTTGGCATTGGAAACGACAACTACAAGGTCCGTAGAGGGCTTGCTCCAAAGGTCTTCGAGATATACAAGAATGACAAGCTAATCAATCAGGAGGCAAAGACGGCTGATTATCAAGCCATTCTGGAGGAGCAAATCATCAAGATGAACTACAAGACATTCACGCAAGTAGTGATTCTTGGAAGTTCATCATTCGTTCCTTTCATGCAACTTGCCGCATCAGATCGAAGAGCTGTTATTGAGAATATTCTAGACATCAATATCTTTACTACGATGAATGTTCTTCTCAAGGGTAAAATCTTGGGCGTAAAGGAAGATCTTCGTTATCAGAACACAAAGATAGACTCACATAATCAGAAGTTAGTATATCAGAACAAGATTATAAGTA